TATATTCCTACGGGAGGTGGAGGCGTAACCATTAGCCAGAATCGGTTAACTTTGGAGTCTTTGTATTATGGTTGACGAGCAAGTAGAGAAACAACTCCCTCAAGAGAAGATCAAGGTGCCAGCGATGGTCGCGGCCATTCTCCGGGCCCAGGGGATCAAGGCGGCCGCCGGGCGCATCCTGGGGGTGGACTGGAAGACGGTGGCTGCCTACATTAAGAAATACCCCACCTGTAGACTTGCCTACGATCAGGCGGTCGAGGGTATCACAGACCTCGCGCGGGGTAATCTGATCCGGGCTATCATCGGCGGGGATGTGGCCGAATCGAAATGGTGGCTGACGAAGAAGGACCCGGAGTTCAAGGAGACCGTTCAACAGGAGATCGTAGGCGCCGGCGGCAAGCCCTTCAGCATACGGGTGATGTACGACCCGCCACCTCCTATAGAGGACGGCCATATAGTGGACGGGGAGGCCCGGATACTCGAGGACGGCCACCAGGACGGCCACCAGGACGGCGCTGATGGCCACTGAGGTTGCGCTGAAGCTCTGTGACAAGGGTGATCGGGCGGAGTGCTTCCGATACCGGAAGGGATATTCAGACTACGTCCGCTTCACCGGCCATGGTGTAGAAGTGCGGCATGGGACAGGCACAATAGAGTTCATCCTGGCTTCGTCAGGGAAGTTTGCGGAGCCGATTGAAGAGGGCGATCTGATCGTTCATCTCCCTAGCGTCTGCAACTGGCTGGTAGACCTGGTGGACAGGTCTATACAGTGACCGTCGCTGAGCCTATATATGGCGTTACTCTCCGCTGGCTCCATCCCAAGCAGCGGGCCTTCGTGGACTGCAAGGCGAAGGGGATCGTCGTCCGGGGCGGCCGCCGCAGCGGGAAGACGGTCGGCGTGGCCAACCGGGCTGTGGACCGATTCGTGAACGGCCGGCGCCAGCTCTATGCTGCCCCTACCGAGGTCCAGCTAGACGCCTTCTGGTGGGAGGTCAAGCGGGCCCTCCAGGAGCCTCTGGCCGCTGGCGCCTACTACAAGAACGAGTCCCTTCACCTGATCGAACGGCCAGGGTATAAGAACCGCCTACGCGCCAAGACCGCCTGGAACGCTGATATGCTCCGCGGCGACTTCGCTGATGACCTGTACCTGGACGAGTTCCAGCTTATGGCGGAGGACACCTGGGAGGTGGTGGGCCAGCCCATGCTCCTGGACAACAACGGCGATGCGGTGTTCATATACACGCCGCCCAGTCGGACGACCAGGTCTATGTCCAAGGCGCAGGACAAGCTCCATGCCTCCAAGATGTTCAAGCGGGCCCAGCAGGACACTACTGGGGAGTGGGCCGCCTTCCACTTCAGCTCCCATGCCAATCCCTTCATCAGCAGAGGAGCCCTGGAGCGCGTGAGTCGGGGCATGACGCGGCTGGCCTATAGGCAGGAGATTCTGGCGGAGGATATAGAAGAGGTCCCGGGAGCTCTCTGGACGCGAGAGATGATCGACCGGGGCAGGGTCACCGGAGGGCTGAATTACGACATTCCGGAAGTTGGGAATATCGAGTTCTCCAGGGTAGTGGTTGGCGTGGACCCACCTGGTGGCGCGACGGAATGCGGGATCGTCGCTGCCGGCATCGGGACTGATGGTCACTACTACGTCCTCGAAGACTCCAGCCTGGCGGCGTCGCCGAACCAGTGGGGCCTGGCCGTCGTCGGCGTGTATAATCGGCGCAAAGCAGACAGGATCGTCGGGGAGGCTAACTATGGAGGAGATATGGTCGAGAGTAACATCCGTAATGTGGGACTGGCTATGGGAATGGCGCTGGAGCAGAATGTCTCCTACAGAGCAGTCCACGCAACCCGCGGTAAAGCTGTCCGAGCTGAGCCGATCACTGCTCTATACGAGCAGGGCCTTGTGCACCATGTCGGAGAGTTTCCGAACCTGGAAGATGAGATGATCGGGTGGGTACCTGGCAGCGGCATGAGATCTCCGAACCGCCTGGACGCCCTGGTCTGGGCCCTCACCGATCTCAGCACAGGCACCGGATGGAGGGCCGTATGATGGATCAGAAGCGGGCATTTCGCAATGGCGCACTGGCTATGCAAGCTCGGATCGTCACATTTCTGGTGACGAAAAACCTGTTTGAGCTTGCCCCTCAGATTCTTCGTATGGAGCCTCCGCCCTATAGCGAGCCTGAAATGGTGACGCTGCAAGGAGAGGAGAACCAAACATGAACATCCTCACCAAGATTTGGAAGGCACCCGGGCAGCTCTGGGCCAAGGCCCTCCATATGATCTTCCCATCGGGAGGGAGTACGCTCCTGGGCCGCTTGCTTCCCCGGACCCGGTTCAATTACGCACAGAGCACGGATGCTACCCTCAGCGCCCCGGTGATGGCCTGCGTGAACTGGATCGTCCGCAACTTCCCCGAGGCTCCCATCATCGTCAGGAAGAGGGATAGCGAGGACAACTGGGAGATCGACCATAAGCACCCGTTGACGCTCCTCATGCGCCGCCCCAACCCGTTCTATAGCGGGCCCCTGCTCCTCATGGCCCTGATGTCCGATTTCATCATGGGCAATGGGTACCTGCGGAAGATCAGGTCCGCGGGCGACCGGGTGGTAGAGCTCTGGTGGCTCCCCGCCGTGCTCGTCACTCCCAAGTGGCCTGAAAGCGGCGAAGTCTACATCTCGCATTATGAATACGCTCCGGGCGGTACCACGACGCCGGAGAAGATTCCACCGGAGGACATCGTGCATCTCCGCTGGGGCCTAGACCCGGCGAATACCCGGCTGGGCCTGAGCCCGCTCAAATCCGTGCTGCGCGAGATATTCACCGACGATGAAGCGGCCAACTTCAGCGCCTCCCTGCTTCGCAACCTGGGTGTGCCGGGGGTGATCCTCTCGCCCAAGGAAGGCACCATGGGCGGAAACAAGGCAGACTTGGAAGCCACTAAAAAGCAGTTCCGCGAGAACTTCGGTGGAGATAACCGCGGCGATGTGCTGGTGATGAGCGGCCCAACAGAGGCGCACGTCCTCTCCTTCAGCCCGGAGCAGATGAACCTCCGAAGCATCCGCAGAATCCCGGAGGAGCGCATCAGTGCCGTGCTGGGCATCCCGGCCATCGTCGCCGGCCTGGGCGCCGGCCTGGACCGATCCACCTTCGCCAACATGAAGGAGGCGCGGGAGATGGCCTACGAGAATGGCCTCATCCCTCTCCAGCGGATTGTGGGGGCTGAGTTCACGACGCAGCTCCTAGTTGATTTCGGAGCTATAGAAGGGGCTGAAGTGGCCTTCGATCTCCGGGAGGTCCGGGTGCTCCAGGAGGACGAGAACGCCAAGGCCACCAGAGTCCAGGGCCTTGTCACGGGAGGGACGATCAAGCGCAGTGAGGCCCGGGCGCAGCTTGGCTACCCAATCGAACCGGGCGATGACATCTACTACGTCCCGATCAGCGTCGATGAACGGCGGCCAGGGGAGGAGCCAGCGACTGAACCAGGAACGGAGCTGAGCGCCAGGGCCGGGACTCCGGCGCTGAAGAACGGGGCTACCTACCCATGATTCGCTTAACGATCATCATCGCGTTACTTTTGCTAACTGGGTGTGGCGGCGCAGGTACGCAACCTGATGCAACTGACTCAGGTGAAAAACGTGACGCACTTGTGCAACTTGATGCAGGTGAGTCGCGTGAGTTGACTCTCTTCGGCGAGACGAAAACGGTGGATCAGGTGCGCAGCGAAGAGACTGCCCGGATCGAAGAGTTCGGCGCGGCCCAGGTCTGTGGCCCTGGCCTAGACTTCCTGCTGGAGCTTATCGGGCCCAATCCCTCCGACGACGAAACGACATTCCTGGAAATCATGGCGGAGCTCTGCGAGGAATATCCATGACGTTTGAATATGATTCACCACACGACAAGCTCTATGATCTGATGGTTAAGATTGGCAAGGATGTGTCTGATTGGCCCCATCCGCACTGGTTTCGTTGTCCTTCCTGTATGGGGCTAGGTACGATTGATCGTGAGCAGTACGAAGGAAAGATATCCATTGTGTGCTCCTGTGGATGGCATGGCTATCGTAGAAATGGGCAAAAGGTTGGAGCATGACCACCGCCTCCCGCATCTCCCGCACCAGGGCCACCAGGCTGGCCAGGAACTCGCAGCGCGTCCAGGCCAGGATAGCCCGGGACTTTGGCCGGGCCCTTGACCGGTTCTTCCGCGCCCAGGCCATCAGGGCCGTGGCCGTCTTCCTGGACCGAGCAAAGGGTATCATCTCTGTTGACCATAGCGGCGTAGTCTATAAGAATCTCGACCCGGGCGCCATCATCCCCATCAGCGACAACGACCCCCTGAATGCTCTGGCGCGGCCCTATCTGCTCCAGATGTTCGTTACGTCCTCAGAGACGGCTGGGGAGCTGGTGGGGGCCGGCGGTCTTACGGAGGCGGACCCGGGCATGGTGGACCTGCTGAGGGCTGCTGCCCGGAGGATAGTCCGGATCAACGACGCCACCCGGGAGGCGGTCCAGCGTACCCTGGCCGACGGCCTGGGCCGGGGTCTCAGCGACTTCCAGATCGCCCGAGGCGTCACTGAGCAGCGAGACGCTGCCGGCAACATCACCCGGGAGGCGTTCCGGGGCCTGCGCGACGTCGTGGAGGAGACATACGAGCACCGGGCTGATACGATAGCCAGGACGGAGATCGCTACAGCGTCCCAGGAGGCGTCCATGGAGCGGTATAGCGAGGCGGGGGTGACGATGGTGGATATTATGGACGGGCCCGGCTGCGGATGGACGTTCCACGACGATCCAGACGTAGCCGACGGGAGCCGCAGGACGGTGGGGGCGGTGAGGATGCAACCGTTATCGCACCCGAACTGCACACGGGTGGCGCTGCCGGTGCTATGAGTTCAGGCTATAGAGACGTCCCACCGCCTCCACCCCGAACTCGGCGGCCCTTGCCACCCGATGTTAGGCGCCAAGCTGCCTACGTTTCAGCGCCACCAGTACCCATTCTCTGTGCTGGCTGTGATACGCCCATTGCAGAAGTCCAGGATGACGTGCGAAACACCATGGCGAAGAGCACGTCACCGTTCTAAAATTACCTATAGGACTTGACAGGCGGGCGCAGCGCATGGCAGACTCCCGGTAGCGGCGGTGCTGTGAAACGTAGTCGCTGGGCAGCCTGAGAGTCCGTACGGCAAGCGGCGACGTGCGTCCCAAGAGGAACCATGGCCCCTAGGGCCAGCACCGTCCATAACTGAATAAACAGTCCGAGCGCCCGTGAGCGCCCACCTTGAACGCCCTGAGCGTCCACCGTGGGCGCTCTTTTTGGTTGGAGGATGAGATGCCGGTAGGCCCGTTTGCGAGCTTCGACGAATGCGTCAGCCGGATGTCCCAGGAGCCGTCAATAGATGACCCGGAGGCGTTCTGAGGGTACCTGGAGAGCCGTGGGTCTCTCGATGGTGAGGTAAAGATGCCGGACGAAAAGGCGTTCAAGTCCTTCGTTGTCGAGCTGAAAGAAGACGGCGAAGTGGGCGAGTTCATCGCCAAGATCGCCACGCTTGATGTGATGGATCACGACCGCGACGTCACCCGCCCTGGGGCCTTCCCAGAGGGTAAGGCGATCCAGGTCGGAGCCTTCAATCACTCATCCTCCATGGGGGGCGTTCTTCCTATCGGAGTAGCGAAGCTCCATGAAGAAGGCAAGAGCGTTTTCGCCAATGGCCGTCTAAATCTCGGGACGGACGTTGGTATGGATCACTACAGGACGATCAAGTTCGCAAAGGAACATGATGCCAGCACTGAGTGGTCCTATGGATACATCGCCGAAAAGGTCTCCTTCGGCGAGTTCGAGGGCCAGCAGGTACGCTTCCTGGAGAAACTGAAGGTCTTTGAGGTCGGCCCAGTTATGATGGGCGCCGGCCTCGACACTGGCACCCTGGTCATCAAAGAGCATCGAACGTTTCAGGATCACGCGGCTGCGGTGCTTGCTGCCGTTGCCGGTTTCACCTCTCGGGCGGAGTCGCTTGCTGACTTACGTGGGAAAGAGGGGCGTGACCTGAGTACAGCCAACAAGGAGCGGCTGGTCGCGCTTCAGACGGAGCTTGGTACGCTCCAGGCGAAGATCATCGCGCTCCTGGAGGCAGCGGGCGGTGAAGGTAAGGCGGCCCTTGGCGAAAGCCTCTGGCTGGCCTATCAGCGGACTCAGGCGCAACTCGTAGCAGGGAGCGCCGGATAGGAGCAAGTTAAATGACCACAGGAGTGGGTAGATGACCACAGCAGTAAGAACGGTCAAGGAAATCAACGAAGAGCTGGCCCTGAAGAGCAAGGCGCTCCATGCCGTCTTCGAGGAAGCCGGGGAGCACCTGGACCTATCGCTGGTCAAGAGTATCGAAGGAGACACCGCTGCCAAGGCTGCGGAGATTAAGAAGCGCAACGATGAGCTGACGGCTCTCGGTGTGGAGCGGGACCAGCGGATGGGCGTAGAGGGGGCGGCCGCCCAGGCAAAGGCCATGGACGAGCACCTAAACGCTCCCGTCACGCGGATCACTCACCCAAGTGGCCAGGACCCGGCCAAGCCCGTCTACAAGAGCCTCGGCATTCAGTTCAAGGAGAGCCCGGCCTACACCGGCTTCGTAGGGCGCCGGGGTCCGAGCATTGCCCTGGCTCAGTGGGACCCGGTGGAGCTGAAGACCGTCTTCCGCACCGGCGCGGGCTGGGACCCGGAAAACCTCCGGACTGGCCGGGTGGAGCTGGACCCGCAGCGTCCTATAGCGGTGATCGACCATATCCCCATGTTGCCCACGCAGTTGGATGTGATCCGCTACATGGAGGAGACCACCTTCACCAACAACGCCGTAGAGACGGCAGAGTCTACTGCGACTACCGCCTCCGACTTGATCGGTGAGGCGGCCCTGGCACTCACGGAACGGACTCAGAACGTGGAGTGGCTGCCAGTCTTCCTCCCGGTAACGCAGCAGCAGATGGAGGATGTTCTAGGCATTGACGCCTACGTGAACCAGCGGCTCCAGTTCATGCTCCGGCAGCGATTGGACAGCCAGATTCTTGTCGGCGATGGCGTTAGCCCCAACATCCTGGGTACCAACAACGTCACCGGGATCAACACCCGGGCGAAGGGTGCGGACCCGACTCCCGATGCGATATACAAGGGCATGGATTTGGTGAGGACGGTAGGTTTCACGGAGCCGAACGTGATGTTCTCCCATCCCAACGATTGGCAGGACATCCGGCTCCTCAAAACGGCTGATGGGATTTACCTATGGGGCTCCCCTGCTGACGCGGGCCCGACCCGCATTTGGGGACTGCCCGTCGTCCTGACGACCGCCCAGACAGAGAACACCATGATCCTGGGTGACTACGTGAACTTCAGCGCCCTCTACACCAAGAGGGGCATCACCCTGGAGGTGAGCGACAGCCACGCTCACTACTTCACCCGGGGTATGTTGGCCATCCGCGCCGATATGCGGATCGGGATGGTCCACTTCAGGCCGGAGGCGTTCTGCACCATCACAGGCGTATAGTCCCTGACTCTTAAGCCCGCCTGATAGGGGAGGGCTGAGGATATGGGCGGGGGGTAGCTTCGGCCACCCTCCCGCCCCGGGAAAGGAGAGCCATGGTAAATGAAGGCGGAGTAATCATAGAGGGAACCTGGCCCCGGACGCGCCGGCGGCGGGTCGTGGTCAGCTCAGCCCAATTGCTGGCGCTGAACGCCACGCCCATCGAGATCGTGCCGGCGCCTGGAGCTAACCTGGCCAACATCTTCCGCGGTGCTCTGCTCCGGAAGCCGGCGGGAGTGGCCTATGCCGGGATCGCGGCCGGCGAGGACCTGGCCATCAATTACACCAACGGAGCAGGCCAGGAGGTCGCGCAGTGCGAGACCACCGGATTTCTGGACTCCACTGGCAACCAGATCAGGTGGGTGCAACCCCACGCCGCCACCTCGGGGGTATCCCAGATCACCCCAGTAGCGAATGCCATCCTGGTGATCCAGCTCTTGGTGGGTGAGATCATCACCGGCGACCAACCCCTGGAGATCGAGATCGCGTACGACGTCGTGAAGACGGTTCCCTGATGGCTGTGCGGCGAGTCGCAACGAGGAATACCTATACCGGCTTGGCTTCTGATACCAAGCCTACAGATGGTGTTCCAGCCGGCAGCACATTCATTGAGGTGGACAACGAGGGGAGAGAATCAATCTACGATGGGATGGAGTGGCGACGTCGGCAAGGGGTGGAAACGCTCCTGGAAGAAATCTTGGCAGAGCTCCAAACCCACCGGAGAGGCCATGAGGCGTTCTCCTGGGGAGCGATTGCACCAGACGAATCAAGTATCTAAGTAAAGGAGATAGAAGAAACATGGCCACCAAAACTGAAGAACTGCTACAGAAGCTGGTCGATAATCTGGGCCCGCTGGAGTATGCAAACCTCGCACCGTCTCACGAAAGTGCCATGGCCACGGCTGCCATAGCCGGGCTGGTCGTCAGGCCGACCACGGTCGCGGCCATCACCTTCTGGAACGGTGAGGACATCGGAGGCAAATCCCTGATCGTGGACCGGATGTTCACCCACAATCTGGTGAGCACGGCCGTAAAGACCTTCCACGGCCTCTGGTATTGCATGCACCTGGAGACCACCAAACCAACGAACGACATCAGCACCCTACGGGGTAAAGGCGATGGCAGCGAGCCCTCTAACACCGTGGTCACGGTGGATGTAGGGGCCACGGTTCTGAACGACGGGTGGTTCCCCGCTGGTGAAGGTGGTGAGGTGTCTGAAACGGGTATCACTCCCCAAAGCATCTCCAACTGGGAAGTCAAGGGCCGCCTCGTCGTACCTCCGCATCATGCTATCAGCCTTCATGTGGTGTCTTCACTTGTAGGAGACACCTTCCTATCCGGCCTGTCCTGGTGGCGGAGGCAGTTGCCGGCGGCGGCCTAGTGTTTCGCATTTTGACCAACAATGTAGGCTAGAAAGCGAAATGCTGATCACGCCACGGCACGGATCACGCTTGCCGTACGGACTCTCAGGCTGCCCAGCGACTACGTTTCACAGCACCGCCGCTACCGGGAGTCTGCCATGCGCTGCGCCCGCCTGTCAAGTCCTATAGGTAATTTTAGAACGGTGACGTGCTCTTCGCCATGGTGTTTCG